CGCGCCGTTCGTCACCGTCAGCCGCTGAATGTAGGCCGTCTCCGGCAGGTTGCTTTCCTGCACTGCGCGCATTTGCGCCAATGCTTCCGTGCTAATCAACGTAGTGGTCATCTCTCACCATTGTCGCGCTCATCATACCAAACGTACTTGAGCGCGCCCTGTACTGCGCTGCCAGGCGCAGCTTTGCATCCCGAACACCGCTGAACTCATAACTGCTTCCGTCCGCGCTGAATTTCAGCACGTCCTGCTCAATGCTGCCTGCCCACAAGGTCAGCAACTCCGCGGCTGCGGCATAAACGTCATAGGTGAAGCCGGTCGCGTAAACCGCGCTCTGCGTGCTTCCAAAGACAAAATAACCGCTGATGGGGTCTGAGCTTGCAGGCGTAAGGACAGTGCCAGCAGGATCTGAAAGCGAAACGTCACTTTCCCAGTACCGGTGTTCGGATTTGAATTTAAGCTGAGTACCTGCCGGCTCCGGCAGCGCAGTCAGCGCGCTTATGTGATGGTACTCGCGCGCAAGGTCAAGTTGATCCTCAATCGCCTCGTCCGTGTATTGTTGAGACGAACCCACTGGGTCGTTTATCAGCCCGCGTACCAGCGTTATCAGTCCTGCCATTGTTGCTCGTGCCATCTATGCGCTCCATTTGGCTAAAGGTGGGCGGGGGAAGAAGAGTGGAACCCCACCCACCTTAGCTCACAATTCATTACTTTGGCAACTTAATCGCGGTGATTTTCAAAGTCTGCGTTTTACTCGCGGCAGGGGTGCTCTTGATAGATATAGTCCCGTCGCTTTGCATAAAGCGCGCTGATTCAATCACAGCATAATCGATTTCGTTTTGCGCCAACTCAATGCTTAAATCGCCAAGTCCAGCCTGAAACGCAGGCGGATTATCCCCCGCCAGAATTGCAACTGTCATTTTGTCGGCGTCTGCGGCGTTGTTCTCAAACTTTAAGAGAATATTGTGCGTGTCGCCATCCGGCGTCAGTGGAATTGTGACGGCGTCGGTTCCAGTGTCCAACACTGATTCCGCAACGTCATTTTTGGCAACATTTTCCGTCAAAACATTCAAGGTAACCGATTTAGCATTAGCCATTGCTCACCACCTTAGCTTGCGGCGTTCTTAGCGTAGAGGGTCGCCAGTAAAGCAGGGCGAACAACCTTGTAACCCCACAGGTGCAAACCCTTCACAGCGCTTGCGAACCGCAACTCCGGACGATAAGCCTCAACGCCGTTGATCTGATCCGCATAACTCAAGGCCATCGGATGACCGGCGATAATGCGGTAAGTTTTGACGGTCTGACCATCATTGGTCACGTTGTTGCTCATATGCACATTGAACCCAGCCGCCTTGCCAATCACGCCATTCGCGCGAATAGCATTTCCAGCATCGGTAGCGTTTACGAAACGGGAGTCCTTGAGCAGCATACCTTCAGCCCAAGCCGGCACAACCACCCAACGTCTTCCGTCATCGGGGCAGTTGTTTTCGTCAAGAATGACCTTCAGATCCACGAGATAATCATACAGCGCAGACCCAACGGTTAATACTCCACCGAGTTTCGCCGAAGATCCATCTGCGCCAATCTTGTTCGCGCCGGGCGTGGAGGTGTGAATCGTGGCAAGTTTGGTGTCAACGGCGCGCGCCAGCCCATAAGCCGCCTCACGCATCGCTTCATCCATAACCTTAGGCTTCTGCTGCGCCTTGTCAATGTCGTCGATCTGGAAATTGAAGTAATCCGCCTGATCGATAACAAGCGTGGTCTGCGCATCAGTCAGCGTTTCAGCCGCTGAAATGTTGGTGTTTTTGGTATAGGGGCCGACAGTAACCCGACCAATCGAGTTGATCTTTACCGTGTCGCCGACCTGAGTGATTTCGCCTTCGTAATCGCGGTTGGCCAGCGCGGCAAAAACATGAGCCTCATTCATATTCTGCAATAATCTTGCAGACCAAATTGAGGGGATAAAATTTGAGAGTGTCATTTGTAACCTTTCGTATTGCTAATTATGCTCCAGGAAGCCTTTGATTGCCTCCCAGTTCTTGTTGATTTGTTCAGGGGACATTTTTTCTATTTGTTCCCGCGTGAACGTTTGCTGCTGCTTCTTTGCCGGATTCATCGCGCTTGAACCACTGCCAGCAAGATAAGGTTTATCTTTTAGCAGCGCGGTTAGCAACGCTTCGGAGTTGGTAGGCTGCCCCGCCTCGTCGTACTCCAGCTTGCTGGTGTCCAGCAGCCTGTACGCCGCGTCAGGATCGATAATGCCCAGCTTCGCCGCCTTCGCGGCAATGTCGTTCTGGGTCATCAACGCCTTCTGCTTTTCAGCCGCGTCCGCCAGCTGTTTTTCCAGCTGCGCCGCGCGTTCCTGAAGTTTCTGCATTTCTGACTTCTGCGCTTCTTCAGCCTGGCGTTTCGCCTGAACAAGCCCTTTCAGCTCGTCCACGCCCGCCAGCCCTGCTTCTTGCAGAACAGTCTGCAGCTCACGCTCAGCCCGCGCTTTTATAATCCGGTTTACGTCATCCTGTGAAAACGTCTTCTTCTCAGCCCCGCCGGCGTTCGCGGTAACTTCCCCGCCCTGTTCGCTGGTCTGTCCGTTCTCTGTTACCTGTTTGGCTTGTTCTTCAGCCATGTGCTCATCTCCCCACCAGTTGACCGCCGGTGTCGCGTGTTTTGAATTGAACAAAAACGCCCGCTCCAAAGACCAGTTATTTTGGTCTCAAGAGCGGGACGCTTCTGCGTGCGGCTTTTATCCCCACCGACGGGCTGATTGTCTC